AATGCTCTCATGCTAGGCATTACAGATAGGCTAAGTACGGCACTCTCTAACTCACCTCTCAGTGAATCAGGTAGCTTATAGTCATGGTGGTCAGACAAATGCCTAGCCATATAATCAAAATATCTGGTGACAGTTTCACTCCATGTCTCCCTTCTCTGTTCATCTTCCTTCCAACGGGCGTACCGTGAAAGTGCTATAAAGTTTTGGTAGTCTGTAGGTAATTGATTGCTTATCATCTCTTTACTCCATTATTGTTTTGATATGTTTAATGTCAGCACCTTCTATGTCATAAAAATATTCTTGGATGCTGTCTTCTAATTCGTCACCGACTCTACCATCGGCTGGCACTGGATATTCTTCTTCATCAATATCAATTGTAAGAAACATTTTAACTTTCATCTGTTGCCATAACCTCTTCAATTAACTTATCCAAATACCACTGCGCTTTCTGTAAATCCTCTAGTGGTTTATCTTTATAATCAAAACGCCAGAGATATTTCATTACATTACCCTGCAAGTAATATTTAAATCCATTGTCTGTTGCAGCAGAGATAGCATGAATACACTCTATGCCTGTTTGATTATAGTGGGGTGGACTATTAACCATGTCCACAACATTATCAGATTTTTTATTTGCTTTTGTCATACGTAACTCCTCTTGTTGTGCCATTACTTTCATATAATCTTCATGCCTACTCATGCTGACCCCTTTGTTTTAGTGTTAAACTTTAAGTGAACTACATTATCATCATATGTTTTTTCTACATATTCTTCTTCTAATTCTATATCAATCTCATCCTCATTGTCAATAACATTTCTAACATATTCATCTACGGTATGACGCAACTCATCTATCTCGTGCATTACAGGAACCGAAGCACAAACCATTTTAGAAAAGTGCATTACCTGTTCATAGTCCTCATCATTAAGAGTGTTGTATGGCAGAGCCATAACAGATATATCAACCTCGCCAGTCCAAGTGCCATCATCTTTAGTGAAGGGTCTTATACGAACCAAAAAATCTTCTTGGTTAATTTCACGTGATAGTTTTAAAATGGCGGCTAATCTTTTCTCATCTTCTAATAGTTCTTGGAAATCCTTGTCCATGTTTATCTCCTTTTTACCTTTGTACCACCAAACTTTATAAACTTTGGATGTCGGTTTCTTCCTTTTTCTTTTAACCAATCTTCTGGAATAACCCTATCATAATATCTAAAGCCATACTTTATACACCACTCACCGTAAGTAGACTTAGCACCTTTACGAAGTTTACGTCTGCTGTTTTCAAATACAAAACGAATGTCTAACTTTGGATGCTGTCTCTTTACAGCAATGTGTTTACGTCTATCTGCTGCAGTAAACATTCCCTTTGTTTCTATTATAATTCCGTTAGACAGCACGAAGTCTGGTGTGTATGTTCTATATGCTAAGTCTTCCCACTCAATCTTTACACCCTCGTACAAGAACTTTATCTTTAGTTCTTTTAAATACTCAGATACTTTGAGTTCAAGACCGCTACGATAACCATACTTTCGTGCTGCCCTAAATTGTTTTGCGTTATGCACTAAGCTAGATCACGCCATAGTAAGCTAGGATTATTAATCCTATAGCGATAGCTATTACCGCCAAGTGCCTTGAGTTCTTCCTGTATTGCTCTATCCGCTTCATTACGGGCTGCAATAGCATCACGAAGCCCAGCAGTTTTTCGCTCACGATATTCCTTACGCAAGTCGCTGAGTTTTTGCTCAGTAGTTTTAATCTCTTCTGCAAGAGCATCAAGTTCCAGTCGTTCATCATCCATTCATATACTCCTCTGTTAACTCAACATATGCCACAGTGGGCGGTATTTTGGCCTGTGACTTTACAGCAGACCGTTCTTGTAAAGAAGACCAGCAATCAAAACGATAAGAACAAAACTTGCACCCATCATTAAGTACCGTATTACCTGTCTCCTTACCTCTAAACTTCTCTGGTACTGGTTGAAAGCATCTTTCAAATTTATTCTCCTTTACTTTGTTTACAGTTACATTAATCTTAGTTATCTCTTCATCCATGTCAATACCTGTGGCTGGTAAGTATTTAAATCTTCCATTTGATTTATTTACTACCCACCAACCACCTGCTTTTTTACCAGATGCTTTAGCATAGCCTGCAAGCTGCGCTACGTACCCAAAGCCATCACCGCTGGCAAGACTGTCATAGGATTCAAACTTGTTTCTGTAGGACCAGTCTGAAGCTGATTTAATATCATCAACTGCACCATCAAGGATAAGGTCATAAGAACCAGAAACAGTAGTATCACCACAGTCAAGAGTAACTTTGTTCGTGTCTTCATACTTTACCCCCGCTTCCTTTAGTAAGCCCTTGAAGACAGCCTCTACAATATCTCCAAGCATCATATTCATAACGAATGTGTTAGGTAAAGGAAGTGCGGCCTCTGGTTTATTCTTATCATACCATAGCTGGCATGATGGTCTACCCACGTTAGACATTCTGATAGTAAAATCTTTTCTACTTCTACCACTACCAAATTGTCTCTTTAGCGCATCCGTTATGTCATTGGATATTTGTTCTATTGTCTTATCACTAATAGAACTTTTACCCTTAACCGCACTCTCTAAGTATTGATGTAATGCTATCTCAGCAGGATGGTTCATTAAGCTGCTTCCTCATCATCCACTTCAATCTGAACCATATCATTGACCACATCAACATCGTCATCACTCATCTTGGCATCAACTTTCTCCTTCCACTTTTCCATGATAGAAGTATTTTGTCTATCTATCCAAGCCATAAAGTTTGCACCTAGTTCTTGAGTAGCATCATCTGTAGGTATCTCAACTGATAAGTCTAAAGATGGAACTGGTACATAATACTTGTTACCACTAGCTATCTGACGCTCATCAGAATTTACTGTAATGTAATGCTGCATAGGTAAACGCTGCATCTTAAATAGTGAAGCAAACACTGAACCCATTTCTTTAAATGCCTCACGATTTTCTACTTCCCAAATAAATGGTGTAGTATCTACAGTAACTTTATTGCCATTGTCATCTGTAGGATTTACAAGGTCAACCGTTCCAAAGATTCCACGCACACGTTTAATCTGTTTGATTGTGTCCTGCATTTTAGTAGGCAGTGCTTTAAAATCTTTGATATATCCTGCAGGTTTACCACAATTAAACCCACCATCATCATCTTTTAAATCACTCTCAAGTTTAGCATCATCAGTCATCATTGACTTAACATAACGACCTTGTGTCTTTGCATCACCGGGAATCCAACGCTTGTGGCTGAACCTCTGCAAGATCATTCGCATCTTAATACTAGGTGCGTAGTGAACAGAACCGTTAGGCATCTCTAGCTTGAAAGAACCTGCTTCTACAACTTCAACCTTTGCCTGTTTACCATCAAACTCTTTCGTACCCATGATAGATTCATGGATCATTTTCAAACGTGGAAGCTGGCTATCACTGTATGCTGCACCCTCGTTTGCTATGCCTACCATCTTTGCCATAGCAGCATAGCTATTCTTATCTGTAGTTATTAACTGTGTCATTTCTTATCCTTTCCTTTAGAATGAGCCATAGTTATATCACGCTACGTCTTGCGTGTCAAGCCAATTCGGTCCAATTTTTGCCTCTAAAAGCAGAGGCACATTAAAGTTAACACCCCAACGTATTTGTATAAGTTCAGGCAAAGTCTTATTAGTATCATCTATAGCACTGATAACCAAAGACTCTTCATCAGGGTGAACATCAATTACAATACTATCATGCACAGTATTAACTATGCAAGATTTTTTATCTCGTAATAAATTATCTATATGCAGTAAGGCTATGGGAACAATGTCAGCCGTAGCAAAAGATTGCACTGGATAATTTTTTATCTGTGTAAAGTTAGTCACTCTACCACTAGACTTACGCATTACATTTGGAAAAGCAAACTCCCTACCACTTGGTGTAGTTATCTTCAAAGTATCTACAGCTTCTTTAGCCAGTTTGGTATGCCAATCTTTGACTCCTTTGTATTTTTCTGTAAAGTGTTCATAATATGCTGCTTCCGCTGGCGTTCTCCCAAAGCCCGTTGCGCCATAAAGC